GAAGTAGTTGCCATCGAACATCCCTTTGCTGTTCCAGTTCCTGGGCTTGATGATTGCTGGTATATTGGTAGGCTTGATAAGGTGGTAGACTATAATGGCCAGCGGCTGATCATTGAACACAAGTCCACGACGGCCTACGCAATTCAAGGGAACTTCCGTGAAGATTATGTTGCCTCCTGGTTCATGTCAGCTCAGGTTAAAGGATACCAGTTTGGAGGTAGTCTTTACTACGGGAACGTTAATGCAGTCTGGGTCGATGCTGCGCTTGTTCATCGAAAAGTGCATAACGCATTCAAGTTCATACCAGTTGCACATAACTATACCCTCCTTGCCGAGTGGCTCGGTGGTACTACACAGTGGATCAAGCAGATCATCGCGGAGCAAGAAAAGTTCGAAGAAGTAAACGAGCTTCAACCTGGAATGTTTAAGAAAAACGAAGAGAGTTGCTTCGGAAAGTATGGCCCCTGTCAGTTCATTGATATCTGCCGCAGCATCGCAGACCCGAGCAAGTTAGATCAAGCACCGGCGGGCTTTGTGCATGAACCTTGGGAACCGTTTGATATTTTGAAGATGGAAAAGTTGCTTAAGTAACTCAACCCTTGCCACGGTGGCGAAACTGGTAGACGCATCGGGTTTAAGCCCCGACGGCTAAATGCTGTGAGGGTTCGAGTCCCTCTCGTGGTACCAACTAAGGAGATAGTAATGTGCACTCGTAAAGATTGTCTGCGCTATGTAAAGAATACAGGTGGACACGCAACAAAAGATCACTTTATTGACGACTGGGCACCTGTTGGCGCTATGGCTTGGCGGGATCTAGCAGATAATGGGTTTGCTGAAGAACGAGAAGGTAAAATCTTTTTGACAGATAAAGGCGTTGATCGCCTTCAACAATTGGAGAATGCGTGATGGCAGGTAAAGCATCTGAAACTACATATACCTTTGCAGTTACATTTGTTGGCCCTGCTGGAATGAACATTCCTAATATTCGTTCTCACATTAGGGAGGCATTACTGGCAAGGAATGCCCTGGAAATTACCAACCCGGAAGATGTAAAGATTCATCTACAAAACAAGGAAACCAGTTATGGCAAACGCTAAGGATGCACGCGGCAACACAGCCCATCGCATCCTCTTGCTTGGTGATACTGGTGGCGGAAAGACAACGCAGTTTCTGACTATACCGGGGAAGAAGTTCATTTACTGCTTCGACTCCAATGCGTTGCTTTCCTTGCAGGGATACGATGTTGAGTATGAAGAGTTTCTACCGGATCGGTTGAACTTATCGGTGCGGTCACTGGAGAAGGATTCTTCAGGAAAGAAGAAGGGAGATAAAACCACTGATTTTAAGAACGATCTATATGTCGAATGGGAGAAGGATTTTCAAAGCCGGGTCGATAAGGGGTTCTTCGACGACTACGACGTGATAGGCTTCGACTCTGCCACTACCTTCCTCGACCTCGCAATGGATCGCGTACTCACTATTAATGGTCGAAGTGGGCAATGGCCGCAACAAGATGACTATGGCCCACAGATGATGGTGTTTACTAATGTTTGTCGAACGCTGGTATCTCTCGGCAAAACTATCGTCATGACCGGGCATCTGGAGATGAAGAAAGATGAACTGGTTGGTAGGATTTTCCGCCAGCCTATGATGACTGGACGACTGCGGACAAAGATTCCTCTGCTGTTCTCTGACATCTTCATCTGTGAGGCCGAGAGTGATGGCAGGTCGGACATTAAGTATCGCATCCAAACCACTCCCGACCGTATCACTACCACTGTTCGTACTTCCTTCAAGGGACTCAAGCCGGTCGAAGATGTGACCATCGACTTTAAGAAACCGCTTGAGGGACAAGGCATCGGGAGGTTGATCGTAAATGAGAGGGCTGCTCGATAAACTAATGTGTTGGATGGGCTTTCATGAGTGGCTCGATCAAGACACCTTTCAAGTATGTAAGAACTGCGGAGAGGTAGAAGAGTATGACTGAGACAAGTGTGCTTCAACAAAAGGCTGCTGATCTGCGGCAGCTTAAGGCTTCCATCGCAGAGTATGAAAATATTCTTCCGATCGTACAGAAAGACGTAACTGATGCGCGCGTCTCACTAATGCAGGCAGAGTCTAATCTTCGAGATACAGTAACCCTTCTGACTGCACAAAAGGTTAAGCTTGCCAATGACATTGCAGATATGTCCGACTTGCTTGACATGGCATTGACAGACATTAACCTGTGAACTTCTGTCCCAATTTGGGACAACCCTACCCACCACCTCTCCTGAGGCTGGGCAACCCCTGGGCTAACGCCCCTAACTGAGTAAACAAAATGACGTATATTCCTGCAAACTTCGATGATGCGAAAGAGCCGCAGCCGGTAGGCGGAGGTCGTTATAACCTCCAAATCACGGAAGCGGTTGAGGTTAAGTCTGGTGCTAACTCCAAGCGTCCTGGCTCGCCCCAATTCCGTGTCTCGATTGGCTTTCCTGATGAACAGAACGTGCCTAACATGACGCAGTGGATTTCGCTGCCGCATGAAGAAGATGAAGCGAAGTCTGCGAACTTCAAGCTCCTTCTCCTGAAGCGGTTCCTTGTGCTCTTTAATATTCCGGTTCCTCGGGATGGCATTGACACTGAGCGTTTGGCAATGGAGATGGTTGGCGCTACCGCTAATGCTGAGGTTAATCTCAGTGATCCAGATGACAATGGTAACGTCTACAATCGTCTCGTTGTTCCTAGGATTCGCGAAGAAGATTGATTGGTTTAATTCCCTGGGGGCTTCGGCCCCTGGGGTTTCTTATTTCAGGAGCTATGCATGAGTCTCGATAATGTATTCACGATCGACTTTGAAACAACTGGTATTGACGCCAAGACTTGCCATCCGGTGGAAGTGGCTGTTGCACATACAAGTTTTACATGGGCATCTCTAATCAAGCCGCCTATTCCAATCCCCGCGGAAACCAGTGCTGTCCACCACATCTGTGATGAAGATGTAGTTAACGCCGGTGCATGGGTTGATATCCGTACTGCAATGATTGATACACTTAAGCGCGGCTTAACTGACTCCAAGCTCCCCATCCTGGTAGCTCACAATGCTGAATACGAAAAGGGTGTTCTGGCTAATACTCCTGCGGGCTGCGCTGACTTTCCTCCTGTTATTTGGATTTGTACTTACAAGTGTGCACTTCGCGTGTGGCCAGATGCACCAGCCCATAAGAACGAAGTGCTTCGCTACTTCTTGAAGCTTGGAACTAACCGCGGTCGCCAAGGTCATCAGCAACCTCACTCAGCGCTTCACGATACACTAGTTACGCGAGACCTCTTGCTTGAATTGCTTAAACATGCTACCATTGAACAGCTGGTTGAGTGGACTGAACTACCAGCTAAACTTCCTTACGTGCCATTCGGTAAGCACTTTAAGAAGAAGTGGTCGGAAGTAGATAGTGGATACCTAATGTGGGTCGGCAAGCAGGCAGACATGCGCGAAGATGTAAAGTTCTGTGCTGCTGAGGAACTTAAGCGGAGGCGGTAATGCAAATGCAAGACTTAGTTAAACCAATCTCCCAATGCACGGATGAAGAACTCCTTATCCGCATTCGGACTATTCGAGCTAACCGAACTACCATTCGTCCCGCTGCCAAGACTCATGCGAAAAAGGCAGCTAAAAAGGGACAACAAGGACGCATGTCGGCTGTTGAGAAAATGATGGCTAGCATGTCTGAAGCTGATCGCCAAGCGTTTATCGCCGAACTGGAGGGGATGCAATGACAAAGGTTGTCGTGGAAGGCCACAGAAAAGATAAGCTACAACACCTCGCGCTGGACAAAATCATCGTTGGGGAAAGGTTCCGAGTTGAGTTTGGAGACCTTGATGAGTTGGTAGAATCCATCCGGGCTAAGGGGATCATCCAGCCAATTTCCGTGGATACCTCGTTCCGGTTGCTGGCAGGCGGGCGCCGCTATGCGGCGGCGACGCAGCTCGGGTTGCCCACTGTCCCGGCGGTCATCCGGGAATATGTAGATGACATGGACAGCCGCGAAATCGAGTTGATGGAGAACGTCTATCGCAAGGATTTTGTCTGGCATGAACGCGTAGCACTCACGAAAGCTATTGATGAATTGCATAAGAAGAAAGACCCTAACTGGTCTGGCCGCAAGACTGCAGATTTGTTGGATAGCAGCAAGAGTCAGGTAGCTAGGGACTTGCAACTGGCTGATGCGTGCGAAGCGATTCCAGAACTTCGGGAATATAAGACTGCCGATGATGCGCTGAAAGTTTTGAAGAAGCTTGAAGAACAATCTATTGTGCAGGAACTTCGCAGTCGGCAACAAGCTTCGATGGAACGTGCTGATCCGAAGGTAGTTGGTTCGCAGCTTGAAAGTGGTCTTAAGATCATGCTTAAGCAGGCGCAAGCTAACTATATGATTGGTGATGTGTTTGAGGGTATGAAGGGGCTTAAGACTAATGGACAAATCCAGCTCATCGAATGCGATCCTCCATATGGAATTGACCTCACCGCGCAGAAAGCCTCGAAGGATTCTGTCACTAGCAACGTGCATACCTACGAGGAAGTTCAGGCTGATAAGTATGAAGGTTTCCTTGATCAACTTACTTCTGAACTCTTTAGGGTTGCAGGTAAGGATTGCTGGCTTGTCTTTTGGTACGGGCCTACATGGCACCAAGCCGTCCTCGACAGTCTTCGACGAGCAGGTTGGGCAGTAGATGAAATCCCTGCCATCTGGGCCAAGACCCAGGGGCAGACGCTCCAACCTGGACTTTATTTCGCGAGGGGATATGAACCATTCTTCTTATGTCGGAAAGGTAAACCTGTCATGGTTGAGCAGGGAAGGCTCAACGTGTTCAATTATTCTGGAGTTCCGGGCAAGTCTAAGTACCACCCAACTCAGCGCCCAACTGAACTCATTAAAGAAATCTTCACAACTCTTGCAGTTGGTAACGCACACGTCTTTGTTCCCTTCCTCGGAAGTGGAGCAACACTTCTCGCCTGTTATGATCTTGGCTTCCGAGGATTCGGATTTGATCTTAACGGCGAATACAAAGATCGGTTCATGCTTGAAGTAGAAAAACAAACCCGTGCTAATTTCGAAACTCCTGAAGAGTAACTATCATGTCCTTCTTCCCGACCAGCCGCAGTAGGATAGTACCCGGTATCGGCAGGGATACAGATAAGATCGTCATTGTTGGCGACTATACCAGCCCGTTCGATGATAAGACACTTGTCCCATTCAGCGGGCCGGCTGGTTCTATTCTGGAAAGCTGTCTACACGCAGCAAGATTAATCAAGGGTGAAGTGTATTTAACCAATGTCTTTAAGTCCAAGACATCTTTACCCGGTAACAGAGCTAATACAGATTTCTTTATTGACGATGGTAAGAAGCGCCTCTTTACTGAACTCGGACAAGTCCATGCTCAAGCTTTGGTTGAAGAGTTGGATAAGCTTAAACCTAACGTTATTATTGCAGCGGGTAATCCGGCGCTCATGGCGCTGACAAACTTTAATAGTGTGGCTAAGTATCGTGGCTATGTCTGTCTCTCGACTAAGCTTAAGCGTCAAGTAAAAGTAATTCCAACGTACAGTCCGATGAGTACGTTGCGGGGTAACTACATCAATCGTCATGCTATTGTGGCGGATATTCGTAAGGCTAAAATTGAGTCTACGTTTCCAGAGTTGGTTCGGCCTGAACGTACTATCATGTATCACTACGACACCGTTGAGGAAGTTCTAGAATGGCTCGAGCACTTTGAGAACTGTGAGAAACTCGCGTTCGATATTGAGGTAATCAACTATGAAGTATCCTGTCTTTCCTTGGCTTCAAGTGCTGGGATTGCTTGCGTTGTCCCTATTGGTGAATCTACTCTCCGCCCGCAAGGCTGGACGGAAGATGAAGAGTTACAAATCTGGCGAGCCGTCCAACGAGTCCTAGGTAATCCGAAGAGTGTTAAGATTGCACAGAACTGCATCTTTGATATTCACTTCTTGTTGACGCGCTGTGGCATTGAAGTTAAGGGTGAAGTTCACGATACGATGATCGGACACTCGGTGATGTTTCCTGAGTTTCCAAAGGGGCTTGACTTCCTCGGTAGCATGTACTGTGGAGCGCAGGAATATTGGAAGGATGCGGTGTCGTTTAAGAGTATTAAGGGAGACGACTAATGAATGAAAGAATCCAGCGGAATGGACTAACAAAAAAGATTCAGATGGGAACAACTGAAGTTGTGTTAGATGGTTATGACGTCTATGATGCATCTATGAGATTTGTTATTGGTTCAATCTTTGGAATTGCAGAAGCACAAGCAGCCCTCGAGCGGGATGTTCGTATGTCTAAGATTGCTTGTGGCTCCGGCGCGTGTGAGGATTAAGTCATGAAGATGGACGAGAACTTCCTCCGTTACTCCGGGCTAGACTCTGCATGTACCTTTGAATGTCATGATGCTTTTTGGGGTGACCTAGATCCGCTGTTCACTCCAGCTAACAACATGACTATGGGCATCCTGCCGGTTCTAATGTTCATGCAAACTCGCGGTGTTCAAGTCAGCCGCGCCGCACTAAACGAGACCAAGATCGAAGTGCTTGCCTCGCAAGCTGAGAAGCAGAAGGAACTTAATGAACTTTGTGGCCGAGTCCTTAATGTTAATTCGCCTAAAGATTGTCAGAAATACTTCTATGGCGAACTGGGAATACCTCCTATCACCGGAAAGAAGGGTACCCCAACTGTCGATGACATGGCGCTTCAAAGACTCGTTCGTGGAACTGTCGCCCGTCCAAGTCTACGTCAGGCCAAACTTGTACAGGAAATTCGAGGGCTTGGAAAGCTCTACGGAACTTATCTCAACCTTGCTTTCGATGCAGATGACAGACTTCGATGCTCGTACAATCCACGGGGCACTAAGTTTGGACGTTTATCTTCGTCCCAAACAATCTTTGGTACAGGAACTAACTTCCAAAATCTCCCGCAGGAATTCAAAAAGTTCCTGGTTGCGGACGAAGGCTATGTCTTTGTGGAAGTGGATAAACGTCAAGCAGAGTGGGTGGTAGTTGCCTATGTGACTGGCGATGCTAATATGATTGCCGCAGTTGAAGCGGGCATTGACGTTCATACGCATACAGCTAGCTTGATGTTCAATGTCTCGCCGGAAATTATTAAGCGGGAGCATAAGCTGAACGGTCACACGACTAATGCTGAGATAGTTCTGGAGAATCGTAAGAATGATCCACTGATCTATGAAGCCATGCGTACTTGTGGTAAGGTGTGGCCTCGCAGTATGTCGCTTCGTCAGTGTGGTAAGAAGTCTAATCACGGTTTGAACTACGACGAAAGCTACCACGGGTTTGCTATGATCAATGAGATTGATCAGAGTGAGGCTAAAAAGATTGTTAACATGTATCATGATATCTACCCAGGCATTCACATCTGGTATGAGAGTGTAAAGTATGGACTCCAGAAAGACCGGACAATGGTTAACTGCTTCGGGCGCGCTGTTCGTTTCCTCGGTGGGTGGAATGACGATCTGTTTAAATCTGCTTATTCCATGCTTCCACAAAGCACAGTGGTGGATTCCCTTAATATTGGGATGCAGCGGCTTTATGACGACCCTGCTGTCTGTGGTACTATGGGTGCGAATGCTGACATCCTCGCACAAGTCCATGACTCAATCCTAATGCAAGTTCCTATCTCTTACATGAAAGACCCGAAGAACTTCGAGTGGTTGATTGAGAAGATTCGGCACGAAACCAGTCCAGAAATGAGCTACAACGAACGCACCTTTACCATCGCAAGCGACTTCAAGTTCGGTATGAACTGGGGCGGCCACGATGAGAATAAGAACCCTAAAGGTATGCAGGAGTTTGAGGACTATGAATCTTTCATGAAAGCACTTACGAAGTGGGAGAACTTGGATGGCGCGGGAACTACAGGATTGGTTAACTAAATACCTGGAGTACACCGATAATTCAGAATCCCCAATTAGCTATCATGTATGGTGTGGGCTATCGGTTATTGCAGGAGCGCTTCAAAGAAAGGTATATCTCCACTGGGGATTAGGACGAACTATCTATCCCAATCTCTACGTGGTATTGGTAGGGCCTAGTGGACGGACTAGAAAAGGCGTAGCGATTGGTATTGCAAAGGAGTTCCTGAAACGTATCTCCACCGTGTCAGTTGTACCGGAGAGTTCCAGCGGTCGTCAAGCTATGATCCAAGCAATGAAGCGTGCGATTGTTAACTTCAAGGACCCTAGTGATGGAAAGATTAAGTTTCACTGTTCGGTCACTGCGTTTTCCGAAGAACTCAGTGTATTCCTCGGGCAAGGTGACATCGCTTACCTCGCCAATCTTACCGATTGGTACGACAGTAAGGACGATTGGGAGTACGAAACAATCTCCCGCGGCAAGGACAGTTTACAAGGGTTGTGCGTAAATCTAGTTGGTGGCACCGCACCTGATTGGATTCAGAGTATGATTCCTCAGGAAGCTCTCGGTGGTGGATTCACTAGTCGTATCATCTTCATTGTGGAGGAAGTCAAACGGAAGATCATTCCTAAGTATCTACCTACTGCGGCAGAGATAGAAGTTCAAGAAATGCTACAACGGGATATTGAGAGAATCTCTCAGCTAGCAGGAGAGATAACTTTTGACGAAGCAGGAGAGAAACTTTATGTTGATTGGTATATTGAACAGGATACCGCCCTTAGTGCTGGCAGACCTGCTGTTACAGATTCTAGGTTTGCAGGATATTGTGAGCGTCGAGCAACCCACCTCCAAAAGTTAATGATCCTATGCAGTGCTAGTCGCGGGGATGATCTTAAGATAACCGCAGCAGACTTTCATCGGGCTTTGCAACTGCTGACTGATGCAGAGTTGATGATGCCTAAGACCTTTGGTGGTCTGGGTAAGAGTAAGATTAGTGATGATAGCAATGTGGTTATTAACTACATCAAGGCTGTGAAGATTACTACTCGCAGTATCTTGCTGCAGAAGTTCCATCGAGACATTGATCCAATGACACTTTCAAATGTTGAACAGCTTATGACACAAATGGGAGTGGTAAAGATTAAACTCATGCCTGAAAAGGGCGATAAGCAATATATCTGGATAGGAGATTAAGATGGGGCAGTTTATTGAGGTTACACCGGATGGCGTATCAGATGAAAAGATGATGATTCAAGTCAGCTACATTATGAGTATTGCCCCAATGGTTAATACTTTTCGTGGACAAAACAACTGTAAGATTCTTGTACCTGGAATGATGTTTGAAGTTAAGGAAAGTTATGACACAGTTAAAGCTGCGATTGTCGGGCACTAAGTGTCCCAAATTGGGACAAACCTATGACAGATAATGTAGTTCCTTTTAAGCCTGAAGAAATTATTGAAACCTTACATAATACTGCAAAGTGTTTAACTTGCCGACATGAGTGGCAAGCAGTAGCTCCAACTGGAACAACTTGGTTAGAATGCCCAGCTTGTACATTACTTACTGGTAGATTTATAGGCCCTGTCCATAAAGAAGGACTTTACTGGATGTGTAATTGCGGTAATGACCTTTTCTATGTAACAACTACAGGAGGTTATTGTGGAGTCTGTGGAATCGAAACCACTTTTACATGAGCCAAAAGAAACCCCAGCACCAATTAAGATACCGGGGTTAGTGATAGATGAACCGATTCGTTTACTGTTTAATTGTCCACACTGCAATGAACGCCTGAGGCTTTGCATTGATCCAGATAAGCCTGATGCTGACCTTGAACCCACTGACGAAGACCTGTTAGTTCCGTGATTGCTAAGTGACAGGTTTCGTAGTTTCTGGCAACGGTGCTGGTAGCGGTTCTAACTGGTACTGGTTCTGCATTAGTTCCTTCGGTGGAGTCGGGAACGGTGTTAGCTGCGGCTGCGTCGTGGAGCACCCGGAACCCACCAGGCAGATCAGGAGTACTAGCAGGAATAAGAACTTCGACGCGCTTAACAATGGTGTCTCCCTTTTCTTTAACTATCTTGATTCGTTCGACAGTTTGTGTGACAATCTTAGTAGTAACAGTTCCCTGTTTAGATTTGAGTTGCTCGACAATAACTTTACCACGAGCAATAGATTCATCCCACTCAGCTTGTTTGTGATCTTGGCCAAGGTCGTAAAGCTTCCACCCTGAAATACCTAGAACCACAACTACCCCTGCGCAGGCAAACACCTGCCAGGGGATTTTTATGCCCGGGATAATCACTTGCCTACTTCCTCAATCTTATCAACTGCTCCTGCAATAATCTTAGTAGCAGCCCCAGCATCTGGACGAAGGCTCGCCTGCTGAATCACACGACTAACACCAGCAAGGCCAGCACAACCCAAGGCGCCTACAGCGAAAGTTAGCTTTGCCCAATTAGGAATCACTGGCATCCAGTCGTATGGAATAGTAGCGTAAGCAAGCGT